CCTTGGGAAGGAGGGCTCGAAATGAGCGATTTCATGGAAATCACCGAAGCCTTCAACCAGGCCCGCACAGCCCCCGACGTAACAGATCGCGCTACAGGGCTAGAGGAAGCGGATCGTATCGGTGGCGTTGCGATGGTGCGTGAACGGCTGCAGGGGCAGGGCGCTGAGTTCTGCATCGACTGTGACGAGCCGATCCCGGCCAAGCGCCGCGAGGCCTATCCGTCTGCGGTGTGCTGCGTTGAGTGCGCCTCGATTCGGGAGGCGTGCCGCCGTGGCTAATCCAACCTTCCCCCTACGCAACGAGATGGACCGCCAGCGCGCCATAGCCTGCCTGCAGAAGGTGGACCTCGAAGCCGGCTGGACATGGACCATGCGCGAGGAGGTCCGCAGCGACCAGCAGAACCGCCGCATGTGGGCCATGTTGCGCGATATCTCCCGCCAGGTTGAGTGGTACGGCCAGATGCTGAAGGACGAGGACTGGAAACACATTTTCAGCGCCTCTGTAGAGCAACAGCGCGCCGTGCCAGGCCTGAATGGCGGCTTCGTCGTCCTGGGCATCTCCACCCGCAAGCAGAGCAAGAGGTGGTTCTCGGACATGTTCGAGGTGATGGAAGCGTTCGCTGCTGAGCATGGCGTGCGCTTCACCACGGCGGACCATTGGGGGATTGCCGCATGAAAGGCAAAGCCCCCTCTGCCGAGCAGAAGCGCTACCACGACCTGCTGGCCCAGCGCATTGGTTGTATCGCCTGCCAGAAAGACGGCCGATTCAACCCGTCCGTGAGCATCCATCACGTCGACGGCCGCACCAAGCCTGACGCGCACTGGATGGTGCTCGGTCTCTGCGCTGGTCATCACCAGGACGGCTACGGCGCCCCGGGCCTCATCGCAGTTCACCCATTCAAGGCCCGCTTCGAGCTGGCCTATGGGAAGCAGGAAACACTAATCCGCGACTGCGCCCTGCAGTTGCTTGATATGGGCCTGACGCTTCCTGCGCGGGTCATGGAATTGATCGGACTGGAGCAGGCGGCATGAGCAAGACCGCACAGAGGAAGCGCGCCATGTATGACGAGGGCTACACGCACGGCCGCACCAACCATCACTTCTACTGGAAGCGCCACCCGTTCATTGATGCGTACCGCCGCGGCTACAACACGGGCTTCGCTGATCGGCTGCGCGCACAAGATGAGGTTCGCGATACCAGCCAGCCGTTCCGTATTCCTGCGCTGTTTGCCGGCATGTGCCTGGCCGGCGCAATTCTGATCTCTGCCGTTATAGGTGCCGCATGAGCCACGAACACTATTTCATCGACGTATCGCACATCGACCGGCTCGACGTGTACCGCCTGCTTGATCTGTTCAAGGTCACCTGCCCGGTCGCTCAGCACATCGTCAAGAAGGCATTGGCGGCCGGCCAGCGAGGGCACAAGGACACGCGACGCGACTGGCAGGACATTGCCGACAGCGCCGCACGCCGGTTGCAGATGATCAGCGAGGACGAAGCGACGTTCGGCCAGCAGAACGCCCTGGACTACCGCGCCGATGCCGAGAAGGCGGAACTGGCATGAAGGTATCTCGGATCGATCTACAGGCGAGGCTAGGCGATGAATTCCTCTGCGGCGAAGCGTGGATTAACAGCGGAAGGCCTGACTGCCAAGGCCAATGCGGAGCAGCTTGCTCTCGCAATCGCGGACAAGATGCGGGCGCGGTGCAAGCCAATGGGCCTGCCGAAGTGGCGCCAGTGGGTATCGGCCGAGCTGTCGAGGATGAGCCCGCTGCTCCGGTCGATGGTTCGTGCGGCGCTGGAAGCGAAGGCGAGGGGGAGTAGATGAACGGCGTTCAGTATCTGTGCAGCGGAATCTGGGGCGTGAAGCTGATAGACGAGCGCAGTGCAAAAAGAGCCAAAGCGGCATATGCGCGCTACTGGCTTGGGATGGTAGGCGATGTGTGCAATCGGGAGGCTGTGCGGCGCACAGCCCGTGGCGTTCGAGCGAGGGCGTACTGATGAGCAAGCCGGAAGACACGCTAGCCCTTCACCTGCGCGCGGAAGGCATCGAAGCCATCCGAGAGTACCGCTTCGCTGCTGAAGCTTGTGGAGGGCCTGGTAAGGGCCTGCGTGATCGTCTGGCTAAGGCCGGGTTGCAGGACTGGCGCGCCGACTTCGCGCTGATAGAGCAAGGATTGCTGATCGAGGTAGAGGGAGGCGGCTGGACAGGTGGCCGCCATACCCGCGGCTCCGGCTTCGCTGCCGACCTCAAGAAATACGACGCCGCTGCCCGCCTTGGGTGGCGCGTCTACCGCTGCGACCCCGCCATGATCAAGAGCGGGCGCGCTATCGAGACAATCCGAATTCTGATGCAGCAGGGGAGAGCCGCCTGATGGCCGCACGCAAAGCGACAGACGACGAGATCAGGGCTGCACTGGATGGCCGGACAGTGGCTGAGGCCGCTCAGATCCTAGGGATGCACGAGCGCAACGTCTATACCCACAAGGCGCGCCTGGCTCGCCAAGGGTGGAGTCCGGAGCACGACATGACCAAGACCGTGCCAGATGGCTTTCGCCTGAAGGGCACGTCCACCCTGTACGACGAAGACGGCAAGGCCAGGCTCCAGTGGGTCAAGACCACGATCGACCAAGAGCGCCAGGCTGAGCTGATCCGTGAAGCGTGCCAAGCAATGTCCGAGGATCTTCCGCAGGTTGAGCCGCGCAAGGCCGGCAACAGCTACCTGTCTCACCTGCTGGCCGCCTACCCGATCGGTGACGCCCACATTGGGATGCGCGCATGGGGAGAGGAAACGCAGGGCAGTGATTGGGACCTGGCCATTGCCGAGCGCGTCCAGTGTGGCGCCATGGCTGCTCTGGTCGATCAAGCCCCGGCCTGCGAGCAAGCGCTGATCATAAATTGCGGCGACTGGTTCCATGCCGACAACATGGAAGGCACCACAAGCCGCTCCGGCCACATCCTGGACGTCGACGGGCGCTACGCGAAGATGATCCGCGTCGGCGTCAAGGTGATGAGGCAGTGCATTGAGTCCGCCCTCATGAAGCACGCCCGGGTGCGCGTCTGCAACGTCATCGGCAACCACGACGACACCGGGGCGATCTGGCTGAGCATCGCCTTGAGCCACATCTACGCCAACGAGCCGCGGGTGACGATCGATACCTCGCCGGCGCCATTCATGTACCACGAGCACGGCAAGGTGCTGATCGGGATGCATCACGGTCACTCCTGCAAGCCTGACCGCCTTCCGGGCGTCATGGCTACCGATCAGGCGCAGGCATGGGGCCGCACCGAGTTCCGCTACTGGTACATCGGCCACGTCCACCACCAGAGCGTCAAGGAGTACAGCGGCGTCACCGTCGAGTCCTTCAACACCCTGACCGCGAAAGATGCCTACTCCGCATGGGGCGGCTACCGGGCTCAGCAGAACATGAAGTGCATCATCCATCACGCGGAGTTCGGCGAGGTCGGCCGGCACACGGTGAACCCAAACATGCTCAAGGGGGAAGCAGCATGATCTATCAGAACGTGGTTTCCGCAGTAGTGCGCGCCCTGGCGAGCGAAGTGATCAACTCGGCTGGTGGCTGTGACTTCCAGCCGAAGGTGCAGGCCGCTCGTGTGCCGGGCGCGATCTGCGGCAAGGAAGAAGCCTTCCTGACGGACTGCTGGGTCCATGGGCGTCTGCACAAAGCGCTGCCGGTAGGGTTGTGGCTGGCTCTCGTCGCAAAGTACTCGACTCATCTTGAGCGCAAGCACGACGCAATGATGGCGCTGGCCGGTTCGGTGAAGTCGCCGGCACCGGAGCGGTTCGTTCAGTGCGCCGTGGCCACATGGGCATTCCCGAAGCTGCCGGGCGTGGAAGGGAAGCGCAGCACGAGCGTATTGCCTGCCGCATGGTACGACATGGATCGCTGGAGCGAAGATCCGGTAGCCGAGCGCACCAAACACCGCTGGAAGTCGGCCATCCGCCGCGATCTGGAAGACCAGGTAAACAAGGCGCTGGTAGAGGCTCAACACATTCTGGACATGGAAGGATTAATTTCATGTCGTGCTGCTTGACAGAGTGGCAGGCTGGCAGTATTGTTTGACTATCTTGGGCTTTTCACGCGTTGAGATGTGCAAGATCGCTTAATTCGTGATCAGGTTTTGCTGATTCGGGTTGGGTTTTGCTGCCTCAGGGTCAGTTTCTTAGGCCGGTCCCTTTGGTTAGCGTCAGTGTTTCGAAAAGCCCCTGCAGAAATGCCGGGGCTTTTTTTATGCGCAAACGGTTGATGAGGGCTCACCACCCAGCGCACCCATTCGCACTAACGTGCAGCGCCAAGGCAGCTTACGCGGCCTAACGTGCAATGCAGTGCAACCCTATTCCGGCCCCATGCCTGCCTCCTTGCTCATAGGCGGATCGCACGCGCATGTGAGGCCGGACTAATTCAACTGCCCCATGCGGGATAACCGAGATATGAAGATGCCCGACCGTCCTGAAACGTGGGCTGCGGCTCTCGCATGGCTGCAGACAATCGCCCCGAGCCTGTATGCGTTCGCCCTGTCAGTGACCATCGCTGTATTGCGTGTGGTGTATGGCG